AACATGTCCAAAGCGCTGGGTGTTTCTAATGAAGAAGCCGAACGTATGGCGACTGTGCTTATTGCCGGTGAGCGTGCTAATGCTTTGACAAACGGTTGGAGTCGTTTGAATGCGGATAATCCCGCAGGAGTCAAGGCCGAGTTCGATGCCGATACTAGGGCAATCAATCGCAACGCAGAAGCTAAAACACATTTTATGGCGCTTAGAAAAGCGTACAAAGAATACAACGACGGGCAACTGGACTTTGCTGTTCAATGTGACTTCATGAGCAAAGATGAAGCAGAGCGTCTAAAGCGTTTGCCTTACATTCCGTTCTACCGTATTCAAGACGGCAAAGTGCAGTTGTTTACCGCCGGTGAGAAAGCCATAACGATCGGTAACATCAAAGACAACCCCGACTTAAAAGCTATGGTTGGCGACAACACACATATTTTGCCTTTGATGACGAGCGCCGTGCAAAACACGTTCATGCTGACTCGCATGGCCTTGCACAACAAGGCTACGCTTGAGACTGCCAACGGACTTAACAAAGCAGGCTTTGTAAGCAGAATGGGTACAGGCCCCGGGCTTGCCAACGCTGATACTGTACATTACAAAATCGGCGGTAAAGATGCGTTTGCTACCATAGACTCTGACACATTTGGAATTCCTGCACACTTAATTGTCAAGGGCATGGAAGGTATCAAGACCACAATTCCTGCGCTTGTTAAAGCAATGGGCATTCCATCACAATGGGTTAGAAAGTTTGTGACACGCTTCCCTGCATATGGCGTGCGCCAGTTGTTGCGCGATCCAGTCAACTCGTTCATTCTGTCAGGAACCGATGGCGTGCCAATGGTCAACGCTCTGAAAGAACTCTCTAAGATGTACACAGGACAAAGCCAAGCTGAGCAAGATTTGATGCGCGGTTTGGCGGTCAGCAGTAATATTTTTAGTGGGGATGAGAAAGACATGACCAAGTTCTTGCAGGACATTGCGACCGGCAAGAGTTCATGGCAGAAGATGTTGGGGCACTTGGACAAGTTTGCTTTGCAAGCAGACACAGCAACCAGAGCTACCATATACAACGATGGATTGAAGAAAGGCTTGACCAAAGCCCAAGCGCAGTTCAGAGCGTTTGAGTCTCAAAACTTGAGCCGTCGTGGCCTGTCGCCCAGTATGCAAATGCTCAACACTTTGATTCCGTTCTTTAACTCTCAAGTCCAAGGCTTGGATGTTTTGTATAGGTCATTGACAAATCAAATGCCGTTCGCTGAGCAAATGGAAATCAGACGCAAGTTGGTTGCGCGTAGCATGATGTTGATGGGCGTTAGTATGGCCTACGCTTTGATGATGCAAGACGATGATGACTACCGCAAAGCACGTCCGGAAGAACGATACAACAACTTCTTTATTCACTTGCCGTTTGTTAAAGATCCTTTGAAGATACCAATCCCTTATGAGGTGGGTATCCTATTCAAAGCGTTGCCTGAAGCGATCATTGACTCTGCTCATAAAGACATGACGGCTACCGAAGCCGCCAAAGGCATGGGTAAACTTGTGTGGCAAAACGCAGTACCGAGCTTGATCCCTGCGGCGCCAAAACCATTTCTTGAGGCGTATTACGGAGAGACGGCCACAGGCCCGATTGAAACCGAGCGTGAGAAAAAGCTAATGGCAACAGAGCGCTATCGTGCAAACACGACAGAAGCGGCAAAGATGGTGGGCCAGTTGACAGGCCAAGCGGGCGTATCGCCCATTATGCTTGAGCATTTTATTCGAGGATACACAGGAAGTATGGGATTGGCAGCGTTGCACATGATTGACCCGGTACTGGCATCAAGTGCTGAAGGCGAGAAAGCTTCAATGGCTGCAAGTGATGTTCCGTTCATCGGTGGTTTATTCCAACGTGAAGGACGCTATTTGATTGAACGCGCGTATGAGCGCATGGATGATGTTGAGAAAGCCCAAGCTACATACAAGGACAAACTCAAAAAGGGTCAGCGTGCTGAAGCCGAATCGTTCAGACAAAACTACGCTAACTTAATTGCGGCCGGTCAAGCCGCAGGTTCGTTCCAGAAAAATATGGGAACACTATTCAGTAGAGAAAGAGCCATACTGGCTAATCCCCAAATGTCTCAAGCAGATAAGGATGCTAGGATTGAGGAAATACGCAAACAAGAAAACGCGTATGCTCAAAGATTTACCGAAGTGGTAGATAAAAGAGTACGCCAATAAGACCGTTCTTAATACCTACGGAAGCTTTGGCGCCAAATATACGACGCTTTAGTGCTTGACGGAGACCGTCTTGTTTGACGGTCTCCGTGTCCAAGCAGGGGATGAAAAACCCCTGACCGCGTTTAAGTCGATCCCAAGGATAAGAGAGCGCCATCTACATCGTCTCCGCGTCGACTGATCTTCATGGTTGCCACACGCATGGGTGGCCCACTTGTTGCCGACATCATATTCTTTTTAGAGACGTATGACACGGTGTAGAGTTTCTCCATTTGGCGTTTGAAGTCGGCATAACCAAAGCTCATGGATGAACAGAACGACTTGAGTAGTCTTTCCTCAATGAAGAAGTCCACATAGCCGGGGTGCAATCCGTTCTCCACACGCCCCATGACGTGGGACTTGGTTGTTTCTTTGCTGACCATTGACTTGTCGCCCATGATAGCGCTGATGCCGGTCTTCTCGCCGTAGTTAACAATCACGAATTTACCCCAGAACTCGGCGATAAACTGATTAAGCACATCTTCGGCATGGCGTTTACCACCCTTAATGTTGGAGCGCATGTAGGCAATCCGCTTGTGCATGTCAGCTATGATCTCGGCCATCGGGAAGTCAAGTGCTTGTGTGTGGTTTTTACCCAGTAAGATAGCCGCAGCTATTTGCGCCCCAATACCTGCCATCCAAAACCTCTCGTCGTTACTGGCATGGAACTCTTTGTACGCTTGGTTGACACAATCGGGAACCAACTGTTTTAGCAAATCAAGGTTGTCGACAAAATACTGCGCCAACATATGGCCCACAACGCCGTAGTTCTTGGACACCGACTTGATGATCTCGATCTCATCATTCTCAAACTTCAAGTCCTCATCCATGACAAATTCGATCAGGCGTCTTAACTCACCCTCAGATGCGTGCTTGCGCTCGCCAGTCAGGTAGTCGACCACGTGGGTATTGGAAGACATAATAGCCATCGCCATCCACGTCGACAGGTTCACACGCTCTTTGTTAGAGCCAGACTCCATACGCTCCTTGCCACGACCCTCGGTCATGTCAAGCAAGAACTCAGGGAACCACTCAAAGTCTTTGCGATTCTTGGATGTGATCTCGTCCGTTACAAGTGGGCAACTGTTTAGCAACCCAAGTCTTTGTTGCATGGCAACTGGGCTAGTACCTTTGCCAGTGCGATAGTGCACAGGATGCCCCCAAATGGCAGCAGCACCTTCAAGGGCCAAAGATTTTCCGGTACCAGACTCAGTAGAGCCGCAGTGAACAGTAAGACCGTAGATACCAGTAAAACGCATAAGAGGTGAAGCAGCCCCCATAAGAATAACCGAAAGGTGCCCATACATTTTCTTTCTAATTAAGAGGTTGATAAATTCACGGAAGCTATCCAATGTTCCCGTGGGTTGTGTGTTGTTAACAATGTTCTCTAAGCCGGGCATGGGCACGGTAGTAGGCGCCTTGTGCGCGGCGTAGATCTTTCCTGCAAACACAAAAGTGTCGTCTTCTTGCCAACCATAACTGGCTGGTACTTCGATTGGTGGTTTTTCTGTACTCATTTTTTCTACACAAGCTCTCACATAATCAGCTAAATTTTTGTCGTTACCAGAACCAAACGCGCTCACAATGTTTTGCGACGCTAGGCTCTTGGCGGTTTCATCCTTGCTCACAATGGCCTTCTGTGGAAACGTAATTGTCTGCGCTCCATTGGATCGCATTGCAAGCATATGGACTGTGTGTTCTGTTCCGTGATGCAAAATATCTACTGGAAACAGATCGTAGGGCAATATCATTATTTGCTTTTTCACTTTATTGCCGTTTGCGTCTTCGTCATCTTTCTCCATGAACACTCCACCACGTTCGCCATAGGCGTAGCCATAGGGCGCTTCGGGTCTTGTGTAAGTTCTCGTCTCCTCTTTGTTGTCGATCTTCTCAATTACGTCAATCTTTTTCTCAGCCGTGGTCACGGCAGTCTCACGCCCCAACGCTAACGGATTTGTAATCTTCCCCCAATGAGAACAGCCGGGGCAGACACCGGGGTTTTCACTATCGAGTTTGGTACATGGATAGGGACCTTTAATCTCTGCAAGTTTTTGGTGCATACGATTCTCATCGTATGGGTGTTTCTTGCTGAGCCATATGGCCGCCTTCTCACCGTCCTGACATTTCTGTGCAATGCTGAGCAACCCACGCCACAATGGTTCCATGCCGTCGTCACTGGCATTTTCCACATAGAACGCAAGCTGTCCACACCCACTACCCTCGGCAGTGCGCTTGATGATGTTGCCAAACTTGGTAACAGAGTTCTCAAACAACTTCAGTGTAGTAACCCCCAACGGCGCAGTCCCGGGTAGTACCAAGCTCGCGCGCGGCTTAGGCATTTTCTCGTAGACTGAACCGATCAGGTGCTTCTCGACCAGTGATTTGATGTCGTCAAAGTCAAAGAAATCCCCTTCGTTCTTTAGGCGAACATTGGTGACTTCCCTAACTTGGCGCTTGTTCTTAACACCGGTGTTGATGGTGTCTGGTATGCGCAGAACTCGAGACGCATCGCTTGTAATCGTTGGATCAATCGCCAGTTTCTTTTGGTTACATAGACGTTTGAATCCTTCAGCCACAGGCAACCAGTCGTCTTTATCCACGGCCTCTTTGAACGGCCAGTACGCATGCACTCCACCGCCCGACGCCACCATCCAAGGGCTACCAAGATCGCTCAACCCGACTTCATCACAGAAGTCTAGTATTGCCTTGGCTGCCGCTTGAGCGGATGGGTACGCCTTTGGTTTTATGACTCCGTCTTGGTCCGGTACATCCTTTGGATGATTACAGTCCACATCGACAGCAATGCATTTGACCATCTGCATATTTTTTGCCGTGCGTTTGTCATCATCCCCAAAAGTACCGAGCGCAAAGTAAACATCATAGTTGTTCTGTTTCCACAGGTTTATTTTCGTTTGGGCTTCTTGTAAATCATTGACGAATACATGTTCTTTTTTCTTGGTTAGTTCTACCACGCAATAGCGTCCGTTACCCGGAGATGGCAAAACCGCCGCCATAAACTCTAGCGGTTCCATAACAATCCTTTGGGTTTACTTGAAGAGGTCTTGCTGTCCGAGTTGTGGGTAGGGACGTGCGTCTTGAATGTCGGCTTGCATAAAGCGTCGCAACAATTCTTTCTGATAGTCTACTGGCATACCCTCGGGACGATGAACAAGTGTTTCTGCAAAACGTGCAAGCTCATTGTTGGTTAGGGTTCTAGGTTGTATTCCTGACATATTCTTCTCCATGCTTCGTCGGCCGTCTTAGACGTCGACATGATTTTAGTTAAAAGTTCTACCCTGTTTTGGTACGCTACAAAGACGTCCTTGCCTTCAAACCAGTTGTACACAGTCTGTCGGGTCACGCCTAACGCAATAGCGATTTTGGTAACAGGAAAATCCAAGTGGATAGCCCACCGCCCCAATGTGCTCCCAAGAGTTTTGGGGGAACGAGCTACGAGGTCTATGATTTTTTCTGAGTATGGCATTTTTAGAATGGGGACAAATGTCCCCGTTGTTGTTACTCGTCGTCCCAATCAGAGATAACTGCAGCCAACTTTTCTTTCTTCGCAGGCACAGCGCTTGGCTTTGCCGACTCTTTGCGAATCTCTGGCTCGCTCGTATCTTCTTCAACAGGCTCTGCTTTCACCTTTGCTTTTGGCTTGGGTGCTTCTTCCACATCGTCGTCTTCAACGAGGGGTTTGCCGGGCAATGCCAAAGCGGGTTTAGCTTTGACGCCATCTGTTTGTGAAGCGGTCATGCGAATAGCGTCGTCTGCTTCCTTGGTGTTAGCCTTGGCTTTAGCCAATTCAAACTCAACAGTTGACAACCAACGCACAGGAGAGAATAACAGTTTGGGGGACTCAGCCTTGGTATCAAACTTCATGCGAGTCACAATCTTCTCAACGTCAACGGGAGGAGACGCCAATGCGAGGTGACGAACATACGCTTGTAGTGGGCGCTTGTCGCCGTCTTCTTTACCGAACACAGATGTGGCAGGCAAAGTCAACTGTAGAACTTCATCGGGGTTATCGGCAAGCATTACGGCCAAGCGTTGTTGGTAACGGCAAGCACGGCTATTACCTTGGCCTGAACCGGCGATGTTCTGTTTGCAAGACATACAGGTTTGACCTTGTGGCGCTTTGATAGAAGCGTCGGGTTTCTCGCCATCGTTAGACCAGCAGTCTGGTCCTGTGATGTTGTCGCCATCATATGACTTTGCATAGAAGATACGGCTGACCTTGGGGGCAGCTTTAATAACGATCACATCAAGATGGCGCTCTTCAATGGAGGCCATCTCTTTGCCACCGGCAACCAAGCGGAACACACCGCCTTTGATGGAGATACGTTTTGCCGTGCTACCTAATGCGCCACCCATGAGGGCTTTGGCTGTTTCAGATAGCTCGCCTGTTTGTGCAAAGGCAGGTACGTTTGCAGGATTAAATACAGATATGTTACTCATGTGACATGCTTTCAGTTTGATGGTTTTGTGATACGAATCTCGTACTCCGTGATGGAGTTCAAGCCCGGAGGAACTGCACCGGGATTTTCTGCAAGGAACTGCGCCATGTTAGATTGGGCAATACGCTTCTCCAACAGATCGACTGCGTGGTTCTCGACCACAAAGGTCTTGAATGAATCCCAATC